GCAACAGGGCGGCGAAAGTATAACGTCATAGTACCTCGAATGGTCTCCAGAAGGTAATAGACGCTCCACTTGAGAAACAGTCTGGATTTCCTGTATCCAGGTATCGAAAGCTTCGTAATTGAAATCACCCATGAACTCGGTGACCCAATCATCGGCCCAATCACACTCATTGGGGAATTGCACTTCTTCGTCATACCGCGCCCACCAGGTGGCGGTCGCGATTTCGGGGATTTTAATACCAACGGCCTTTGCGGTACTAATAATAGTCGAAGTCATGGTTCCCATTATGGGTGTTAATGGGTCGGTAAGCGAAAATGATACACACTTATCTAGAAGCTTATCGACGCATTGTTTTGGCTTATCAAGTTTCCCAACGGTAATGTGGAACTTTGGGAGTTGGCGGTTAAGATCGCATATACTTGTGGGGTCACCATTATAAACACCGGGACCATATATACGACTTAGGAAAGTTACGTACTTCCCATCGCCTTCACATTTGGATTCGGCTTTTAATTCCATTCCTAGGTCGGCGGCAACTTTCATTGCAACATCGACATTGGCATTAGATAAGGAATCATCACCAAAATATAGACCTAGTATCTCGACGGTCTCTTCATAGCTATTACCGGACAACCGAAGTGAACAAAAATCGTTCAAGAAGTCACAAAACGTGCCGCATGTGCTTGTAGAAGTTTGGCCGGACTTAATATTGGATCCGGATTTATCCTTCGTGCCATGTACACCAACGACTTGTCGGTCTAACAAGGCCCCCATATCCACAGTTAGATAGGGGCGCAATGCCGACCTAAAGAGGTTGAGTATAAAAATGGTAAAGAACATACGGTGAAAATAAGTGACCAACTTATCGAAGTTGGCATAGTCTCCCTCATTTATCTTCTTGTATGTTGTACATAACGCAGTGACTCTGTGTGCAATGTCGGTTGGTTTCATTCCGGGACCATACCATCCAAACTGTTTCATCGCCTTACTAACGGCGTATTGCACTTTTGATCCAAACAGTTTAAGAGATTCGCTCGATTCACCAACTATAGGCCGAGGATTATTGGGATATGAGTATGCTTCTTTCTTCATGAACATGCGCATAGTCTTAATAACTAGGTCTGATGCCATTGCGGCTTCGTCTAGTATCCTACGCTGGGTTGGTCTATTTTGCCGGGCATAGACCTCGTCATCGGAAGGAAGTTCCAATTCCCCAATACGCGATAATAAATAGCGAACGGCCTCATTACAAAGGTCGAAATATTTCGCGCTCGGAGTTGGTTGCTTAATGTCTCGCCGGATGCGGTGTTCAATACAGCGAACTTCATTATCTATGGTGTCTTTCGGAACAAAGGCGCCGATAATGAGTGGATGCATAAATGGATGCATCGCGTTCTTAGCGTCGTCTCCGTTGGGTCCATAATTATAATTCATAATGGATTCTTCCAGAGGATAGACGGTACATGGTGATATAAATTTCTTCCTAGTCAAATATTCGCGGAGAATGGCGGCAGTAATACTGTCCACTTTCGTGACCATCATAATGTGCTGCTTAGTGATACCATTCTTCGAAAGTCGTGCATCAGATTCGAGAGCAGTGATTTCATCCAAAGCCAATGTAGCAGAAATGCAAGAGCCATCAATACTAATTGATTTGGTTTCCTCACCACGCTCCCTAAGGTTCATGATTGCGACACC